AAGGAAACATCATGCGTTATAGCAACATCAAAAAATCTATCGTCGAACAATTCAAAGCGCCTCAGGGTAACAAGATCGTGCCATTCATTCTCGGTGCGCCGGGCGGTGGCAAGTCTGCTTGTGCTCGTGACATCATGTCTGAGCTTGGCCTCGATCATGTGGTGGAGTTCACTGCATCCTTGCGTGACCCAGTCGATGTGCTTGGCACACCTAACAACACCGGCGAGTACACTCGGTGGGTTCCGCCCGAAGAGTTCTACAAACTGCGCAGTGGCCGTGTCGGTCTGATCCTCGAAGAGTTGTCTGATGCGCCTGTCCCCATGCAGAACGCACTGTGCGGTGTAATCTATGACCGCCGTGCCGGTAACTTGCAACTGTCAGATCAGATACACATCATCGCAACTGGCAACCGCACCGAGGACAAGTCAGGTGCTAACCGCATCACATCAAAATTAGCCAACCGCACTCGTCGCTTTGACTTCCAAGAGAACCTCGAAGACCTGACTGCGTATGCCCTAGACAACGATTGGAAGACAGACCTCATTCAGTTCTTGCGTTTCAGACCCGGCCTCATCTCTGACTTTGACGCTAACCGCTTTGCCAATCCAACGCCTCGTTCATGGGAGCGTGTGAACCTTGTGCCCGATAGCCTTGACGCATCGCTGTTCTTGGAGAATGTCATCGGCGAAGTCGGTGAGGGTGCAGCTGCTGAGTATGTGGGTTTCCGCCGTATCTATTCGCAACTGCCAAACATCGATGCACTCTTGCTCGATCCTAAGAACGCTCAGGTACCAACGGACCCTGCTGTGCGGTATGCGATTACAGGTGCTCTTGCTCGTAAGGCAACGGTGGACAACATCGACCGCATCATGTCTTACACATCGCGTCTGCCTGCTGAGTTTGCTGTCATGACTATCAAGGACTCTATCAAGCTTCAGCCTAAGATCACATCGACCCGTGCGTTTATCGAATGGTCAACACAGAACGCTGAGGTGCTCATGTGAAATGGGTTTACAGCCCTGCCATGGATTCATGGTATCTGATGGGGCCTTGGAAAGCCCCTGATGGTAGGCTCGATCACCGTGAGGAAAGGCAATACGCACACATCGTCGTCGCACCGGGGAGGGTTCACTGGGCTTGCCGTGACAATGATGAGCCAGTTAAGTTCTTCAGTCTCGAGGAAGCCAAGGCTTACCTGATAGCTATTGTGAGGCTAACATGACATACGTATGGGTATCCGTTACCGAGTACAGCCACACGCTATACAAACAAAACCCCGGACACAAGATGCCTCAGAAGATGGCATGGGTCGCGGCTAAGTTTGATCCTGCACACCTTGGGGGGTGGCGGGCTCACGTCATCAAAACAAAACAGGGACACACATTCCCCACATTGCAAGAAGCCAAAGACTGGGCTCAAGCAGTCGTCCTACTTACTCAATGAAAGGTAAATATGCAACACGCAAAACTCGCTGACAAGGTTATTCTGGTCAAGCTCACGCAAAGGCGTGCGCCACTCACCAAGCGCGACAAGGCGCTGACCAACCAACTGCAAACGCAGTACAACGACAACTCGCTCACAGCAATCTACAAATTGTTCCGCGATGCAAACAGTCCGATCAACAAGCTCATGAAGCGACACAATGAGGTGTATGCGTACCACAAGCAGAACACGATCCCACACATTGACGCGGGCCCAAGGATGCTACCGTCTACGATGTACTTTGAATATGCACAGGAGATGAAGCAACGCATCGCTGTCGTGGAGAAGATGGCTGACCAATGCTATCAAGACTATGACCAAATCGTGCAAGACGATGTGATGTTCCGCAACAGTGGCCATGCATCAGGCCGTGCTAACAAAGACGAGTATCCAACTGCTGAGCAGTTCCGCAATGCAGTGGGCAGTGACCTCCGGTTTACACCAATGCCTGACAAACGCCACTTCTTGTTCGATCTGTCCGAGGAAGACTTGGCTGAGTTCGATCGTGCTGAGGCTGAGCTTGCATCAGTAGCCCGTGAGGACACCATCAATCGTATGCTCAAACCACTGGCTGATCTAACACGGCGCTTGGGTGAGTATCAAGGCAACAAGGGTGAACGCTTTCACAATTCACTCATGGAGAACGTGCTCGAAGGTTGTGCCACGGCGCGTAAGTTATCAATCGATCCATCACCGGAGTTACTAAATGAAATTAACACTCTTGAGAGTCTTGCTTCGTCCTATCTCAGTAACGCGGAGATTATTAAAGGTTCTGCGAATGCTCGAGTTGAAGCCCGTCGTCGTCTCGATGAAGCTTCCGAAAGATTATCCGCTTACTTCTAATACGCTAGTGCGTATCGATAGCCCCCACATCGTGATACCTGTTGAGTTGTTTCATGCAATTCGTGATCACATCACTCGCTTGGACTATGACTATTCAGGTGGTACGCGGTGTTGGAAGCTACACAAAGACGCAAAGGTCTCGTATGAAATGATTCACCGAGATCACATCACCGCCATGGAAGTAGCGAGGTTACTTACAAAATGACATTCACTGAGCTAGAAATGCTACTCGGTGTAGCCGTGGTTGTACTACTGTGGCATATCACCAATCAAAACAAAGTCATCAGGTCACTGGTGCGCGAGCACGACACCATCGCTCGCATGCTTATGAGGGTAGGCGATGGCGAAGGCATCATCGTAGTCAACGACAACACTTATTCATTCAAGGAAATTGACAATGAGAACAAATCTGTACAGCGCAGCTAGGATGCTGACGACTGCCGGTGTAACAGCCGACATTAACTTTAACCCCGCGCAAGTCACAACTCGTATGCGCAAGTCTATCCAACGACAAATTGAGTCAGGCAACATCACAGGCGGATGGTCATCTCACGCATCTCGGCTCGCCAAGGTATTGTGTGAGCAGTTCAAGCTGCCCTATATCCGCGGTGACTACTGGGGCTTGCACGTTAACTTCACTGACGATAAAGCTAGGGCTGAGGCTGTTGCACTTCTTCACGCTGACTTGTCTGCATACCTACTCAATGGCAACGAACATCCATTGTGGATAAACCGCACCAAAGAAAACGCTCAAGCACAGATCAAGCTCTTCGCATCTGGCGGCGCTCATCACTTACGTTTTTACAGCGGGAAAGAGTATGCGCAAATGATGCGTGACCTATTCATCAGAACCCGCACACCATCCGATGTGTTCAACGCCAAGCAAGTATCCAACATGCTCAATCACGACACACCTATCAACATCCACCAACACCACTGGGAAGACTAATCATGGCAATCACTACACTCGACAAAGCTAAAGTAGCAATCGTTACACAGCATCCGTTCTTTGCATCCATGCTCATGAAGCGTGAGCTCATCCATGATGAGAGCGTCAAGACTGCAGCTGTCGATCAGCGCGGTCAAATCTATATCAACCCCACTTGGTTCAATACACTTAGCGTCGATCAGATCGTATTTGTGTTAGCTCACGAGATCGGCCATGTAATGGGTCAGCATGCCTTGCGCCGTGGCGCTCGTACACCTAAGCGTTGGAACATTGCAGGCGATGCGTGGATCAACGACATGCTAAAAGACGCCGGCATTGGCGAGCCTATTGCAGGGTGCGTGGATATGCCCGGTTCGAAAGATCGTACGACTGACGCAATCTACAACGACTTGCCTGATGATCCTGAGGGCGATGGACCCGGCGGTACTGGTGACGACATTATCGAACGAGGTTCACCACTCACTCCCGAGGAGGCGGATCGCATTGACGTTGAAACCCGCGTTGAAATTGCTCAAGCAGCTCAGGCCGCTAAGATGCAGGGTAAGTTACCCGGCGCATTGGCTAAGATCATCGCTGACCTCATTGACCCCGGCACACCATGGTACGACATCCTCGAGCGTTACATGACAAGCTATGTGCGTGGAGACTATTCGTGGTCTCGCCCCAATCGTCGCTTCGAGCAGTACTTGCCTAGCATCGGTCGTGTCCAAGAGATGGGCGAGGTCGTCATTCAGATCGATGTGTCCGGCTCGATTAGCCAACAAGAACTTTCGTACTACCAAGGCCACATGGCTCGCATCTTGGAGCAGTGCAACCCCGAGCGTGTGCACTTACTGTACGTAGATACCGGCGTACGCTTGCACAAAGTGTTTGAGCGTGGCGAGGAATTTAAGTTAGAGTTCTACTCTGGCGGTGGCACAGACATGGAATACGGCTTCGAGTATCTTGCCAAGGAAGGCATCGAGCCCGAGGTGTTTGTATGTTTGACAGACGGTTACACAAGTTTCAACGCGAGTAACAGCCCTGCCTACCCTGTCGTATGGTGTATTTCTAGTGATGTGGAAGCGCCCTACGGCGACAACATCCACTTTACTATGGAAGAAACCGTATGAACGAAGACCTCAAAGCACTGATCGACAGCTACAACTTTATCCTAGAGAAGTGCAGTAAAGCACTTGCTCCGGGTGTCACTCAAGAGACACGAACAAAACTAAAAGAAGTGGTAGATTCTTTCTTGGAAGCATCTAAAACCGACTAACCCCTACCCGCTTCGGCGGGTTTTCTTATTCATTCACTCAAAGGAAAACAAATGGCTACCGTATATATCACACAAGAACTCTCAGGTCGTATCAGCGATGTCATCAAGCGTATGCGAGATGCAGACATCACAGCACAAGACGCCGATACCGGTCGTGTTATCGAGATAGATACATCAGAGTTTTTGACCAAGGCAATGTGGGGCGGACATCTCCACCTCAAAGATCAAATCCCTCAAGACTGGCTGAGCCTCAACACCGGCCCTACCATGACAATTACTATGCCCGCTGACGATGATGGTAAGCAAGTCAAGCACATCATCCACTTCCGCAATCAGAAGGTTATCAACCGCCCCAACAACGATCGTTGGTCTGAGCCCAAGATCGAATGCACCAAGGCGTTCCTCGATGCCCACGTGGACATGGCCGGCGTGCAGAACATCTTGAACTACATTGACCGCATGAACCTCAACAACGAGATCAGAGCCAAGTGGAGCAAAGTCGAGGCTGATGTCATGTTGTTCCTTGGCAAGTGCAAGTCTCTCAATGAGGCACTCAAGCTATGGCCCGGTGTCAAACTCTACATCCCCGCAGAATACATCCGCCGTGTGGAGCATAAGGTCGAGCGCAAGGTGCGTGAGAAGGAGATCAAAGAATCTGTCGCCACGGATGAATTAACAGCAGCAGCTATCGCTGCACGTCTTGCAGGAATCACAGCATGAAACACATTAGCAAATTTGAATTGCGTCAGAAGGCGCGCAGACTGTTCAACAACGACATGGTGCCCGAGCACGTGAACAAACACAACCAACGCCAGTGGGTTCGCTCGGTCATGCGCCTTGGAGATAAATGGCTTGTGCGTAAGCAGATCGAACGCCGAGAAACTCCATACCCTTAAGGGTTCATCCCTATATACACACGTGGGGCTTGGCCCCATACTCATTCACCACTCACTCATTCACGGATAACTATGCCAGACTTACAAACAGCCCTCTCTTCTGTCGCCAAGCAAATCAACTTTGACGACGAACCAACCCCAAAACCTGAACCAAAAAACTTTGCACAGAAACTCTTCTACTGGTTTGTAGATAACCCTGCATCCACTGCCCGCGAAGCTAAGGATGCCCTTGGCGTAGAAAACGACGGACCTGTATCCGGACGCATCTATCAGATGTATTCAAAAGGTATCTTGTCTCGCATCGATACCGGAGGCTCATATCGTTACACAGCAACTTGCACTGAGTATCCCGAGTTCACTATCGAGGACCGCCGGGAGATGATGAAGAAAGCAATTGCCGTTCGCAAATCCAAAGCCAAGGCCACGCGGGTCGCAAAGAAGAAAGCCTCATCTCTGCCAAAGACTCGCCCTCCAATGGTGCTTACGGATCACAAGCCAAGCCTCAACCCGAATCCTGACGCAGCGCAGATCGTCAACAGCATGTCTGTGGGTCTAGCCAAGGCCGTGTACATGGAACTCAAGAAGGTGTTTGAGGCATGAACACATTTACATACAGCCCAACCGCTTACAAAGTAGCAGACAGCTACCAGAACTACAACACTGGCGGAACAAAAGCAGTTCTTTGTGAAAACGATATTGTGCAGTTCAAGAACGACACAGACAAAGCATTTCGTGCGGTGCAGATTGTTTTGCAAGATCACTACAACGCGCTGACCCAATTTAGACTTACGATTGATTCCCTGAGACTAGAAAACCAAGCAGCTTTCAAATCTCTTGCTTGGATCGAGCAGCACTACCCTGAAGCCATGCATGCACTGGACTGCACAATGAAGGTACACGCAGTATTGGACAAAGCCAACAACCTTGGCGACGAAGTAATGGAATCCCCATGACCGAAGAAACAAACATCGTCGAACGCCTGACACGGATCGAGACGCGCTTAGCCAAGTTCATGGAAGCGTTTGGTTTGAATCCTTACACAGGCAAGATCGATCCTACAAGAGCAAAACAATTTAACCTACCCAAACCCAAGGAGAAACAAGATGAGCGCAGATGATATGCAGATCGGTGGCGAGCACTACCGATCCAAAACAATTCAACCATGGGACGCCATGCAGTCATGGATGACACCCGAACAGTTCAAAGGTTTCTTGTGGGGCAACGTCATCAAGTACATCTCTCGTTGGCAAGACAAAGGCGGAGTCGAAGACCTACTCAAAGCCCGTCACTACATGGACAAACTCATTGAGGTGCAAGCATGAGCCAAACAGCAGCAAACATGGGAGCGTTAGGCTCAGCATGGACAAACGTAGCAGCGGCCCCCGCAGTAACGGGCCGAATCGTCGACAGCTACCCCTACACCCTCGGCGGTGGATACAACAGCATGATTGTCTTTCGAGGTATGGTCGAAGTTGAGAAGGCCGCCAATGGATTCGTTGTCCGGGTCGGCACAAGGCAGGGCGAGATATCCACGACCTATGTGGCCAAGGACGTCACCGAAGTCAACGGCATCATCACAGCAGAGATGGTCAAGTTTAAGTTGGAGGACAAATGAGTCTCAGAAAAAGCTTACTCAATTGGTTGCTACGGGATCAACCCGCTATAGCGAAGACACGTAACTCCGTCGTAGAGATGGTATCGCAAGATTATGATGACCTTGGTACAAAAGATTCATCCATCAATTTCCGAATCCTGAAAGCTATGAATGGCAGGGTCATTGAAATATCCACGTTTGTAGTGTCTCCTCATGGGGGCAGAGACCGTAAGGTAGAGCTATACCTTGTGCCGGAAGATCATAAGCTGACCGAAGCCATCACCCATGTGCTTGCAATGAAAGCCTTGGAGAAGTAATGCGCAAACGCAGTAAGTACCGCCCTCGGGCAGTGCTAGCCAACCCAGTAGGTTATGTGCTTGAGAGCATGACACCCATTCCGGCGATGAACAAATACTTCATTGATCTCAAAGTCAAGAACCATTTGGCGTTGGCAAACCTAACCAAGGGGCAGGCAGAAAAGGATGACATAGACACCTTGATTGCCGCCATCAACATGACCGAAGCCTTGTATAGACTTGGCTTTGGTAGAGACTACGCTGATGTTGTACGTGAAGGCTTGCATGCGCTACGCGCAGTAGGCAAACGTGGAGCAGAGACCGGCAGGTTCATCCTCAAATCAGCAGAGATGAATGCGCTCAATCTATCCATGGAGTTACACGACGCACAGCTAGAGGCCATCACGTTACGTGACATGGAGAAAGCGCTTGCGCTGATCCGCGAAGAGTATCGACAACGAAAGATGACACCAATAACGGAGGCCCCAAGATGAGTAACAAGTACGTATTTACCCTACTAGCGTTAACCCTTACAGCGTTTTGGTCTTGGGTGTATTGGATCACATGGAGAGTATTCTCATGACGTGGCCGTTTCCTCCATTCCCGAACCCTAAAGACAAGGGAACCAAACGTCCGAAGTTCAACCCTGAGAATGAAGAGGACGCACCACTGTGAAGCCAATGACACTTAGGAAATTACCAGTTGGATTTAGTTTTTATCTATTGCGAACCATGCAGAAATACAAACTAATCAGCGCAGGGCCAAGCCCTTTGGGGGGCTACAAATACACAGTGCTGCGAGATGGAGCAGAGCATACAAGTTCATTGCACCACTCTTGCCATATCAAACCAGTTATTAGGGGACAATCATGACTAAACGAACAACACTATCAGACTTGCTTGAGACTGAAATGGAGATGGATCAAGCCTTGATTCTCATGCACGACGACATCAATCTTGGCGACTTCACAGATGCGATGCTGAGTCAATTTGAGTATTTGTACCGCCGTGATATATGGGCTGAGCTGTTGGTCAAACACCACGAGGAATACTTTCAACTGATAAACATGGCGCGGGGGACAGCGTGAACCTAGACCAAGGCGCAATAGCCAACGGGCTATACGAAGAGATCATGGAAGTGATTGATCAATACGACGAGGCCACGTACCTACCGACAGTGCTTGGTGTACTTGATCTTGTGAAGTTTCAACTTATTCAAAACCACTTGGAAGATTTGGAGGACGAAGATGAATGATCTAATTTATTTTTTCGCTGCACCCGGAGTCCTTGCCGTGTTTGCGCTGCTGTACAAATGGGCCGACCGTGAATGGGTTAACCTGACCACCGAAGAGATTCACAAACTATGGGACGCTAACGTGGACAAGTTCGGCACCGTGGAGCAGTTCGCCCGTGACCTCGAGCAAGCCATCAAGGATAGAAACCCATGATCTTAGTAGACACGGCAGAAGAACGTAAGCGATGCGCCGCCATAGTCAGACGAGCTATTGTGCGCAACAAAGACAACATCATGCACGTGCAGATTCTTAAACGCGTGCTTGAGAAGATCGTCAACCCGAGGAAGAAATGAGTTTTGTAAAAAAGAAGATTGACATTGGCAGTAAACAACCAATCCACCAACTAAAGCACTGCGACAAGTGCGACACCATGAAGCCGCCTGAGGGCGGTATTCAGATGAGCCCCTCCAAATGGTACTGCGCACCTTGCTGGACAAAGCGAGTCACAGTCCGAAACCTGAAATGAAACACCATGACACCTGTCTACATTGACTTTGAGACCTACTGGTCTACGACGCACTCACTTACAAAGATGCCTCCGACGGAATACGTCATGCATCCTGATACAGAAATACAGTCCATGGCTATCAAGGTAGGCAACTACCATACAGATGTGTTCTTTGGCGAAGACAAAATTCAACACGCCCTGAACAGCCTTGACTGGTCTGACAAGATCGCCGTTGGACACAACATGTCCGGATTCGATTCCATGATCCTCGCTTGGCGCTTTGGCATTAAGCCTAAGATGTGGGGCTGCACCCAAGCCATGGCCATGTCCAAGTACAAAAAGACTTGTGGTGTATCCCTGAAGAACCTCAGTAAAGAGCTGAACATCGGCGTTAAGCTGAGCCTAGAAGCCACGAACACCAAGGGCAAACGTCTCGCTGACTTTACGCCTGCGGAGCTAGAGTCCATGAAAGAGTACAACAAGGTGGACACAGACCTGTGTGCGAAGTTGTTCAAGGAGCTGGCTAAGACTTTCTCCAAAGCCGAGATGGTTCAGATCGACATGACTACACGCATGCTTGTGGAGCCTAAGTTCAACCTCGACTATGAGCTAATCCGGGAGGCCCAAGAGTCAGTCAAGGCTGAGAAGAAACGCTCACTCATACAGCTGGCCGAGCAGATCGGCATTGACGATATCGTTGACGAAGTGTCCATCGAGGAGCAAGTTCGTACTGAGCTTGCCAGTGCCGCTAAGTTCTCCGCCCTACTGGAGCGCCTTGGTGTTGAGCCCCCGATGAAGCAGTCACCGACTAACCCCGCTAAGATGACACCCGCATTGGCTAAGACCGATGAAGAGTTCATCAAGCTGCAAGACCACAAGAACCCCATCGTGGCGGCCGCTGCCCGAGCCCGCTTAGAGGTTAAGTCCACACTCTTAGAGACACGCCTTGAGGCTTTCATCCGAGCCGCCGATGCTTGCAAGGGTAAGCTGCCCGTGCCACTTAGATACTGTGGTGCGGATACAACAGGTCGTTGGTCAGGCGAGCAGTACAACATGCAAAACCTACCTCGCATAGGTAAAAACCCTAAGCCCTCGGATGCCTTGCGTATGAGCTTGCGTGCGCCTAAGGGATACAAAGTCATCGTGGCTGACTTGTCAGGCATCGAACTAAGGGTTAACCACTACCTTTGGAAAGTGCCGTCGTCCATGGAGCTGTATGCGAACGACGCTGAGGCTGACTTGTACAGAGCGTTTGCGGCTGCAAGGTACGACGTGACACCAGAAGAAGTCACCAAAGATCAACGGCAGCTAGCCAAGGTCGCTCAGTTGGGTCTAGGCTTTGGAGCCGGAGCACCTACGTTCAAACGTGTTGCCAAACTCATGGGTGGCCTAGAGCTTAGCGACGAAGAGTCATTGAGCATCGTGACTGACTGGCGCGAGCAGTACTCTGACATCGTGGACGGATGGAAGGCGTTTCAAAAGAGCATCATTGACATCAAGCAAGGCAACGAGACAGCCATCGACCCATGGGGCATGTGCGTGACCGAACACAACGCAGTGCGTCTGCCATCAGGCCGACGTATCTACTACCCCGACTTGCGCAAGGAAGTTGAGAACGGTAAGCACGAATGGTGGTACGGTTCCGGACGCCACAAAGCACGCATCTACGCAGGAAAAGGTGTAGAGAATTTGGTGCAAGCCCTTGCACGTGATGTCATTGCCGGCAATGCTCTTGAGTTCCGCAAGCGTACGCAGATGTCGCCAGCACTCATGGTGCACGACGAGCTTGTTTATGTAGTGCCTGAGAACTACGCTGACACGCTACTGAAAGAATTGCAGAGCATCATGCGCACACCGCCCGCATGGTGGCCTGAGTTGGTCACGTGGTCTGAAGGTGACGTCGCAGATTGCTACGGCGAAGCTAAGTAGAAACACGGGGTTGACAAACAACATACACACCTTTATATTGGTAGTTCGACCCCGACCAAATCATGAGTTGGGGCGTTACTGCATTGGAAACATATGATGCCTGCATGGACGTACAGCCAACTCGATTCGTTCGAGAGCTGTCCAAAGAAGTTCTATCACTTAAAGGTGATCCGGGACATAGTAGAGCCGCCTACAGAACACACAGTGTGGGGTACGAAAGTACATACGGCGTTTGAAAACTTCATCCTCCATGGAGAACTACTACCCGAAGGTATGACGCAGTGGCAACCCATCGCAGACAAAATTGCAAAGCTTGGTGGGAAGAAACACGCTGAGCTTAAGTTTGCCATCGACAAAAACTTTCAGCCCACGGATTGGAAGCAAGCGTGGAGTCGAGGCATCGCCGACTTGGTTGTCATCAACGGTAAGAAAGCTGTTGTCATGGACTACAAGACCGGTAAGCGCAAGCCCTCCGAGCAACTCGATCTATACGCAGCTTACGTATTCCACTACTACCCTGACGTGCAGGAAGTTACAACGGTATACGTGTGGCTCAAGGAAAAAAAGTTGGACAAAAAGAAAGTCATGCGCAGCGAACTGTCTGATGTATGGCAAGGCTTATTGCCACGGGCTATTCGCCTCGAGCGCGCATATGAAAACGATACGTGGCCTGCTAGGTCGTCAGGTCTTTGTAAGGCGTGGTGTCCAGTGTTGTCATGTAAGTTCAACGGTAAACGAGATAAGTTATGACACCTGAAGGCAAGGTCAAAGATGCCGTGCGCAAGGCATTGAAAGCGCGTAATATTTGGTACTACCAGCCCATGCAAAATGGTATGGGTCAAGTTGGTATTCCTGACTTTATCTGCTGTTGGAATGGGCGGTTTATCGGAGTAGAAACCAAAGCCCCCGGCAAGCGCAAAGATACGACAGCTAACCAAGACAGAGTGTTAGCCGAGATTATCAGCCACGGTGGGCATTCTGTCGTGGTGGACGACGTAAAACAGTTACACGACTTCTTAGACAACATCGCATGGAGAGCATGATGGCTACATCATCTAAACAGAAACTCGCATATCAAAAAGAATACAACGCACGCCCTGAAGAAGTGGCCAAGCGTGTGAAGAACAACGCCGCCCGACGCGAAGCCATCAAGGAAGGCAGAGTGAAAGTCGGCGATGGGAAAGATGTGGCGCACGTCGTCGCATTGGCAAATGGCGGAAGCAATACGAAAGGAAACACCAAAGTGCAAGACCAAAAAACCAATCGCGGTTGGAGGAGAGGCAGTGGCAGTTACAACCCGGATAAATGATTACCCAGCATGGTATGGCGGCGACTCGCACAGGGTACTAGGTAAATCAAAAGTAACTGTGTTTGGTTACCCTATACCACCTAACATCCAAGCAGTAGATCACTCGTTCAGCGTAACAGACGACTCCGTCAAAATAGCGTGGACGACTGAAAAGTTCGCAATGGTCGAACGCCGATGGCATTACATGGAAATGTGCATGCCAATAACAGAAGAAAAAATAACCGCCCTCCTTGTAGCAATGAAACTATCATGCTAATCCACAAAGAAAAGAAGGCAGTGCTACTCAAGCTCAAACACCCCGAGCGTGTAACCACTGTAATCCCATCCGCAGTAACAGTCAGCTATCAAGGCGGCAAAGTAGTTGCCGTGCCTCACAGACCTGACGAAACAAGGGTTCTGAGAAACTTAGGTTTTGAAGTCCCTGACCCGATGCCCATTCACTATGCGTGGCCTAAGGTATCCGGCAAGTACGACCCGTTTGAAGCGCAGCGAGAGACCGCAAGTTTCTTGTCCATGCACAGCAGAGCGTTCTGCCTTAACGACATGGGTACTGGCAAGACTAATTCTGCACTGTGGTCATACGACTACCTGCGTAGAACAAAGCAAGTCAAGCGCATGCTCGTAGTGTGTCCGCTCTCTACCATGGAGCGCACATGGGGTGACTCGGTGTTCCAAACTTTCCCGCACCTTACAGCCACAGTGTTGTACGGTAATAGGGATCGCCGCACTAAGTTACTCAAGCAGCCGGCAGATGTGTACATCATCAACATCGACGGTCTGTCCATCATCAAGGACGAACTCAAGACCCGAGATGACATTGACCTGATTGTGATTGACGAGTTGGCCTTGGCCCGCAACGCAAGCACTGAACGTTGGAAGACGCTGAACGAAATTTGCAACAAACAATTCTCACGCCGAGTATGGGGTATGACAGGCTCACCTACGCCTAACGCACCAACAGACGCATGGGCACAATGCAAACTCATCACGCCTGACAACAACGACTTGCCAAAATACTTTGGTAAGTTCCGCGATCTCGTTATGAGACAACTGACACAATACAAGTGGATTGCACGACCTGACGCCAATGACACGGTGTATCAGATGATGCAGCCCGCGATTCGATACTCACTGGACGACTGTGTTGATCTGCCCGAGCAGATGATCCTGACCCGCGATGTAGAGATGACCGACGAGCAGAAGAAAGCATACAAAGACATGCTGAGCAAGCTCGCTACTGAATACGCCGGAGGACAAATCCTTGCGGTGAACGAAGCAGTCAAGGCCAACAAGCTCATTCAGATTGCATGCGGTGTCGCCTACGGCACGAACGGCGAGGAGGTAGTGATACCGGCCAAGCCACGCATGGATGCGCTCAAGGAACTTATTGACGAATCCAACGGCAAAGTCATTGTGTTTGTGCCATTGACAGCAGCCCTTGAAACCGTGGCAAAAGAATTATCAAAAGACTGGACCGTGGAAGTTGTCCATGGTGAAACCAGCAAAGCTGAGCGGGATCGAATATTCGCGTCCTTTCAGAAAACTGACGACCCTCGTGTGCTTGTGGCTAACGCCGCGACCATGAGTCATGGCTTAACATTGACAGCCGCAACGACCATTGTTTGGTACGCCCCCGTACACAGCAATGAGATTTACGAACAAGCATGTGCGCGTGTAAGACGCCCGGGCCAAACCAAGACTACTGTGATTGCCCACATCGCAGGCTCTGACGTTGAACGGCGTGTGTACAAGCGTCTGCAGGACAAACAATCCATGCAGGGCATCTTGCTTGAAATGATGAAAGAGCGGCCTGAGTAGGGTACACCCCTATTTACAAAGCGCCGACATGAGCGTAAATTTAATACCCCCCAAGGAAACAACAATGAAACTATCAGATGCAGTAGGCTTATACGTCAAATTGCGCGATCAAAAAGCCAAGATGAAAGCCGAATATCAGGATGCAGTTGCGCCTATCCAAGAAAAGATGGATAAGCTCGAAGCTAAACTGTTGGAAGTTTTCAACACTACAGGCATGGATTCCATTAAAACGGAGTTCGGCACTGCCTACACATCGACACGGACGACGGCCAGTGTTGCTGACCGCGATGTGTTCATGAACTACGTGAAGGCCAACGAAGAGTGGAGCCTAATGGAAGTTCGTGCGTCCGATACTGCTGTTCAGCAGTTCCGAGAAGCGAGTGATGGTGACTTACCACCGGGGATCAACCTCAGTGTTAAACGCACTATCAACATTCGTCGTTCTTAATCAACCCCCAAGGAAACATCATGCAAATCATCCCATTTGACAGTGGCAGCGTACCAGCCCACTTTAAAAAGCGTACCCCCGGTCTGAACGCAGACCTCATGTCTGGCGGCGGCGGATTCCCCGTAGTCTCCATCAAAGGCAAAGTCTTCGCCGTGGTGAAAGGCGGCGAGCGTAAAGTTCTGCCAAACCCCAAAGACCCTGACAGTCCTGCTACAAGCATCGATGCGGTCATCATCAAAGGCAACCCCGGCTTTGCCAAGGTGTTCTACCTCAAGGGCTACGACCCTGAGTCAAGTGAGAAGCAAAAGCCTGACTGCTACACAAACGATGGTGTGGCTCCAGCATCTGATGCGGTCAACGCTCAGTCCAAGAAGTGCGCTACATGCACACACAATCAATTCGGTTCTGCCCGTCAAGGCAAAGGCAAGGCATGCGCTGACACCAAGCGTTTGGCTATCGCCGCTGTGGATCAATTGAATGAGCCCATGTTGCTCCGCATCCCACCCGCATCGCTCAAGCCTTTGTCTGAGTATGTGAAGTTCTTGGACAACCGTGGTGCAGACTACGACCAAGTGCTTACAAAGATCAGCTTTGACATGGAAGCCGAGTCTCCCAAGTTGGCATTCAAACCCGTTGGCTTGCTCGACGACCCCACATACCAAGCCGTCAAAGAGATGGCCGATACCGACGCAGTGCGCGACATTATTGGCGGTAACTTAGGTGCGGTACATGAGGCGCTGGCCGCCGCGGACGTTAAAGAAACTGCACCTGCTGCAGAAGAAGACGCTCCACTGGAAGTGGTTGAGAAACCTAAAGCCAAAGCGGAAGCCAAGCCTGCTGCTAAGCCCAAGGTTGAGAAAAAGGTTGAGCCTGAGATCGTCACCGACGACTTGGACATTGCCGACATCGACTTCGATGACTGATTGATTTAGGGGGGAACGCGGGCAATTTTGCCGGACGAACGCTAGTACCCCCACCCACCTTGGAGTACATATGAGCTATGCAATTGACGCACGGAAAGTAGCCGGCGTCGTTAAAGAAACAAACTTCGCTATCTCCGGCAAGGGCTTCAATCACGGTGAGATCATTCTTGGCTTGGCCGAGTTGACTGCGCGTGTAATCGTGGAGTCCGGCAAGAACAGCATCCAAATGGATGAGATGAAAGAGGCCGTAGTTCAGCACTTGGAACGAACAATCACTGTTGGTTCTCACGCCACTGGGAAGAGCATTATTGAGAGAGTGTGATGATATCCACACTCGAGTTCTTAAAGCTGATCCTGCCGGAATACGGCATACACTACATTGCCCTTTTCAAAGAGGGTAACAAGTTTCCTGCGCACCTCGTTCAAGTTGATCTTGAAGACATGGCGGCTAAGATCGCCGAGATTGCGCCGCGAAGCCAATACCAAATCTATCACGCATGCGCTTCGTACTTGAAGCCTGCCGTGGAGATCGACCAACCCGACGGTTCGGTCAAAAAGAAATACCGCATCCCTGAGAACTGGGATAGCGCACGCTCATTTTGGGTAGACCTAGATTGCGGGCAGGCCAAGTTTGACAAGGGTGACGGATACCTCACCAAGAAAGACGCGGTCCTTGCCATCACTAAGTTTGCCAAAGATGTTGACTGGCCTAGACCCATGATTGTGGATTCAGGCAACGGGGTTCATGCCTACTGGCCGCTGACCAAAGATATCAAAGCCGCAACGTGGGTGAAGGTTGCTACCGCACTCAAGTCTGCGCTTGCCCATGCAGGCGTAATTGCCGATCCAACACGAACAGCTGACTTCGCATCAATCCTGCGTCCACCGGGTGCGATCAACCGCAAGAACGGCGATGCAAAAGAAGTCAAAGTCAGAGCACTATGTGAGCCCTGCGAACCTGCCGAACTCGCTACAAAATTAAGCGCATACATTAAGGCCAATCAAGTCAAGCTGGTCAAAGAAACCCCGATCAAACCTCGCGGTAAAAACTCTGACCTGATGATGGAGTATCCTGAAGTTGACAGCTCCATGGACGTGGTTGCTGACAAGTGTTCCCAAGTTCAACAGATGCGGGCTACGCTTGGTGATGTAGGGTACGAAGTTTGGCGCGGCATCATCGGCCTTTCTAAATTCTGCACTGACGGCGTCGAGAAGATGGAAGCGTGGAATGAGCGACGCCTTGAAACACACGACCAAGACGACTGGCGTACCAAATATGATACGTGGGAAGCAGGTCCGACCTCTTGCGAGTTCTTTGAAAAGAACAATCCTGACGGCTGCTTGGGCTGTGAGTTCCGAGGCAAGATCAAGACGCCTCTGATGCTAGGTAGGGTTATCCCTATAACAGTTGAAGTCGAGAAAGAAGCTGTTACGGAAGAAGGCGAAGCTCTGACTGTGGTTGTCCCTGCGCTGCCAACAGGCTATCAGTGGGACGGTCAACTTATGAGCCGTATGATTCCCGACAAGGATGGTGTACTACACCCAATGGCTTTCTGCCACGATCTGTTTTATCTAACAAGCCGCATTCGTGGCGAGGACGGTACGTACAGACACGGCGTTCGCATGCACATGGCGAACAATAAGATTCGTGAATTCGACATCTCCGGCGAGTCAATCGCTTCTAACACTGACATGCTGAGGGCGTTGGCCAAGCATGAACTCCATACAAGTAACCATAAGGACGCAGGTTCCCACATGGCTGCATATCTACGCGACCAACTCAAAGCACTGAAGGCTCAAGTCGAAGAAGTTACTACCATGACCAGCTTCGGCTGGCGCGACGATAGATCATTCTTACTCGGCGATAGACTGCACTGCAAGGACGGCACGACACGCAAAGTTCTCATAGGCGGCAACGCTCGCAAGTACGCCAAGCACATGACCCCAAAAGGTACGGTGGAAGGCTATGCAGGCGGGCTGAACTACCTCTACAACCGCGAAGGCGCTGAGCCTTGGCAGTACGCTTTGTGCGCCGGATGGAGTACGCTCCTGTCTCCGATGTGCGAGTCTTTGTACAAAGGTGTTGTTTTTGCGCTACATGGGGGAGATACTGCTCGCGGTAAAACCACTGTCTGCCATGCATCACTTGCCGCCTTTGGCGCACCTGCAGAGTTGTCAGTTAATGGTAAGCAAGGCTTTACACCCCTTGCACTGTGGGCTGTGCTCGGAACAATTCGCGGCATTCCTGTACTGCTAGACGAGTTGACCAGTGTCGAGCCTAGTACCGTCAGTGATATTGCATATGGCGTTGTCAACGGCAAGGAGCGTATTCGCCTGAAGTCTCAGGGCGGTGTGGTCAGTCTTGCTGATTCAGCCGAGTGGCGTTTGAATATGTTTGTGACTGGCAACATGGATTTCCATGGCATGCTTGCAGCGAACCAAGCAAACTCCCAAGCGGAAGCCGTTCGTGTCATTCAGCTCAGCGTGGACAGATACTCCCATCTAGCTAACGCCAACGCCGAAGGTGACACCGAACAACGCAGTCGTGAGATTGCGCAAGCACTGGCAGACATCGACCGCAACAGCGGTATTGCCGGCGACATGATGGTGAAATACGTCGTGGCCAACTACGACAGCATCTCTGAAGAAGTTCAGAACATGGTGCACCAACTGACTGTGGAAATCCCAAGTCCAAAGTATCGGTTCTATCGTAGCCACACGGCCTGTACCATTGTCATGGCCCGCATCTGCAAACAGCTTGGCATCATTGACTTTGATCTTGACGCCTTGTACACATTCATTATTGCCACAATACGCGACCTTGCAGAATCAGTGCTGCTGTCTAACACAGTAAGCGATGAAGAAGCATTCAGCCGCATGGTCAGCTCACTGGCCAGTCGTATCTTGGTGACAAATGAATTCCGAGACAAGCGTGATGGTCGCGGCCCTGAGACCCCACGTAGCCGCATCGTCGGTGAAGTGGCAGGCCGGTACGTACTTGGCACTCAGAAGGACAAAGAATGCGCCGGTCACATGATGATTGCGCAGAAAGAAATCCGAGACTGGTGTATCAAGAACCGTACAGACTACAACGTCATGGTGAACAAGCTCGCAGCTAGCGGCTATCTCGTATCCAAGGGGGAGAAAGTCACACTCACCAAAGGTACGGACTATCCAACGGTGCAGCAACGCTGCATTATTGTGGACATGTACAAGATCGACAAGGAAGCAGTTCCAACATTAACGCTTGTGCACAGCCAAGATGTTGACGGCGATTCAGCCGTAGGTGTATGATGTACGCACCATGATTGCCGTGGTGTTTCCTTACAGGGATTGGGTTTAGCCCCCGGCGTAAAAACCGGGGGCTTTTTTACTCTTGTCACAATTGTTTGGCAGTATTTACCCATGAAATACACAATCGCTCTTGTCGACGCTAGCAAGCCAAAAGTGGCAGCACAACTCCTGTGCCTGCAAAGAGCATGTTTACCAGCAGATAAAGTTTATGAAGTTTCACGCGGGTTTTGGTATGTCGCTTACACACCTACTGGTCAGGCTGTTGGGTTTGCTGGTATTGTTCCCTCTAGTCGTTGGTCTGACTGCATGTATTTTTGTCGCGCAGGTGTTGTACGCGACCATCGAGGAAAAGGTCTTCAGAAGCGTCTTATTCGAGCGCGTATTCGGAAGGCCAAATCGCTAGGCATGAACTGGATAATCACGGACACCTACGATAACCCCGCGTCAGCCAACAACCTGATTGACACCGGCTTTAAGATGTTTGAACCGAGCGATCCATGGGGTGTGAAAAAGACATTGTATTGGAAGTACCGAATACAGCATGCCGTATAAGAATCCCAAAGTCAGTCGCGAAAAACAAAAGCTATATTCTCAGGCGTACTACGCAAACAATAGAGACGCAGTAATTGCCGCCAGTAGGGCATCTTCTGAGAAGTACAGAGCTCAGTGGAGAAACTTCAAAGCATCATTGGAATGCGTGAAGTGCGGGCAGAAGCATCCCGCTACGTTTGACTTCCACCACGTGGATAGATCAACCAAAAAACATTCTGTAAACGAGCTAGTCCGCAATCGGGCGTACAAACGAGCTCTCGAAGAAGTCAAGAAATGCGTAGTACTCTGTGCCAACTGTCATCGAATTCACCATTACGAAGAACACCATCAGCGTAGAGTTAAACGCAAAAAGGGGAACAAGTCCCCTTAGTTTACTTCTTTTTCGCAGTCTTAGCAGACTTAATAAAGTCTTGCTTCGTTGGTGCACCTTTACTGCCAACTTTGCGCATCTTTTCGCCTGAGCCTTCAGCAATACGTTTTTGCTTGGCGTGAATGTTTGCGTAGAGTCCGGGTTTGGTAGCCATTATTTTTTAAACCCCTTAAGCGTTTGTGCTAAACGTGCACGCTGACCCATCTTTCCCGGAGCCTTGGCCGCAGCAGCCAATTTACCAGAGGGGATTTTCTCCCCCTTCTTGACACCCAACGACTCTTTGAGCGCACCGGGTTTCTTAATTGCTCCAGCAATCCAATTTTTCGTAGCCATTTTTTACCTCAACAGTTCCATGCCTTTAGTGATTTATTGATCCGAGAATTAGGGTCTTTGGCCGTCTTCTCACTTGTAAGCTTTTTCTTCATGCCTTCCATGCGAGCGCAGAAAGAGTCGCGGCGTGGGCCGCCCTCCGGTTGTGGAGCCTTGAGCCCCGGCTTGCCCGGGTTGGCTTTGTTGTAAGAGGCGCGCCCCTTGGCGTTCAAGCCGCCCTCGGGGTTCTTGCCTTCCTTGCGAGTCCATGCTGGTGTCTTTGCCATTAGTCTGCTCCATAGATTTGACGTTCAACAAACTTCTTATTGTTGACATTGTACTGAATGCCGCCAATAGTCTTGCGCTCACGCTGTCGCTGAGCTTGGGCTGACTGTAACAGAACAGACAGCGGCTGACGCTTGAAGCCTTCTTTGACGCGCTCGTCCTGCAACTTGTTCCACTTAGCACGCACTTCGGAGGTATCTTCACCCTCTTTACGCGCCTTGAGATACTGGTTGCGCAGTTTGTCAGTCTTGTCCTTGAAAGCTTTTTCTTCCTCAAACTTCACATCGGTCAAGAAGCGACGCTTGGTATCGGA